AACAAATAAAAATGCAGTAAATCGTGGAGTAGGTAAAGTAGGTTCAGGTAATGACCCTTTAGATTATATGTTTGAATGGCCTGGAATGTTAGGTCCTATTCCTGAATTAGGTAAAAATGCAAGTGGTGTAGGTGTGTTAAACACAGCACCTGAAGTTGATGGTGTGACAAGAAGAGCACCTTTAATTATGAGAGTAGGTGATGAAACATATCCTGCTATTGCATTAGAAGTATTAAGGGTTGCCAATGGCCAAAAATCATATAGAGTTAAAACTGATTACAATGGTATTATTGCATTATCAGTAAGAGGATTTAAACCAATCTATACAGACCAACACGGCAGAATATGGCTGCGTTGGAATAAAGAATATGAAACTATATCAGCTGCTGATATAGATAACTTTGATAGACTACAAGGTAAAACTGTAATAATAGGAATGTCTGCTGAAGGATTAGGTGGTATTATGGCAACACCTGTAGGCGAAAGATATTCATATGAATTAGGTGCAACAACTATTGAAACATTATTAAATCCTGATAGATTAGTTAGACACGATTTAAGTTTAATTGCAGAATTAGCTATTGCCTTTTTAGTGGCTTCTGTTATAATTATACTTGTAAGATTTGGACCTTACTGGTTAATAGGTCTTTCAATTATAGGTTCAGGTGTTATTTTAATTTATGCACAAAAATATATTTTCATCAATTACAATTTATTAACAGATGTAAGTTGGCCTTTATTTGTATTAACAATAGTAGGGTTTCATTCTGTATTCAATCGTTTCATCTTAGAGTTTTTTGAAAAGCAAAAGATAAAAAAACAATTCGCAGGTTATACATCACCTACGGTTGTGAAAATGTTACAGGAGAATCCTAGTTTGATAAAAGATGGTATGAAAAAAGAAATATCTATATGTTTCTCAGATTTACGAGGTTTTACACCTTTAGGAGAAAGTTTTGGTGATGATGTTAAAGGATTAACAAAGTTAATGAATGGTTATATGGATGCGATTACAGAACCAGTCTTAGATGCTAAGGGTATGATTATAAAATACATTGGTGACGCTTCCATGCACATCCACAACGCACCAATAGACGACCCTCAACACCCTAAGAGTGCAGTACAAACTGGTTTAAATATGTTAAGAGCTGTAGAACAATTTAATAAAAAGATTACTTCAGAAGGCCGACCACCTATCGGTATGGGTGCAGGCATTAATACAGGTTTAGGTTACCTTGGAGAAATGGGGTCAACCAAAAGACATTCTTATGATGTATTAGGCGATGCAGTATCAACAGCTGCTCGTATTGAAAGTAAATGTAAAGAATATGGATGTTTATTACTTGTTGGTGAAAATACATACGAAGCAACCAAAGATGACTTTTTCTATTTAAAGATTGATGACCTTGCAGTTAAAGGTAAAACTATAGGCATAACAATCTACACAGTTTTATGTGATATGGAATATATGATGAACAACACCAATTGGGGTGTTGCTGAATCTCAACACATAAAAATGCACAATTATTATCAAAAACAAGACTTTGATAATGCTATAAGATTGTGTAATGATTTAAAAAATGAATTTGATGGTAGAATGAAAAATTATTACGATATGTGGATTGAAAGATGTGAGTATATGAAAACACAACAATTGCCAAAAGACTGGAATGGTGTGTTCATTGCAACAACAAAATAAAAAAAGGAGGTTTCTTAATCTATAGACACGACTGTTACTATTTTCAATAACATAGGAGATTAATTTGCTTACACAACTTCAACTAAGGAAACTTAGAAAATTTGTAGTTAAATCATGGAGGCGTGAAAAAAGAAATAGATTTGAATTTTATTGTACAGAATGGTTAAAGATTAAAAAACAAAAGGATAGACGAAGAAGAAGATGTTTAGCTAAAGTCTATCGACTGGAAATGGAAAGGAAGTTAAGAAACGGCGAACTTAAATTGTCGGCCTAGGATTAAAATAATCTAAATAATAATATACGGTCAATTTAATAAAGTACACCTTTTGATGTGTAGTCAAGTAATATGTTGAGACCGTTCTTATTTCGTCCTCGAGGATAGATTTCATCATAACAATTTATAAATAGACATATGGAAAATCACATGACACCAACAGAAGACCTAAAGGTAGAAATTGCCGGTCTAAAGAAAGATATTGAGAATGTTAACAAACTCAATGAGCGACTTGATGTGGCTATTGAAAAGTTAACAGATGTATCTACTTCTATCAAACAAATGTTGGCCGTCCACGAAGAAAAAATCCAAAGACAAGAACAGATAGACGAAATAATCTTTGATAAATTAAAAGAAAGAGCTGTTGAAATAGACACGGTTTACCGTGACCTTCAAAAAGAAATCACAGGAGTTGAAAAAAGATTACTGGTCGAAATCAAGTCCCTCAAGCTTGACTTTGGGGCCAGAGTTGGTATACTAGAGAAATATCGTTGGATAATTATGGGTGGTGCGATTGTCATAGGTTTCATACTTTCCAAGAACTTTGCACGAATTATTGAAATGATGTCCTAAGCTTGACTTTTTGTCATGTTTAGTATATTATGGGTCTTGCTATGTCGAATTATATTGATTTAAAATTTATTAATGATGTGTCTGGTCGTCTTCAACTTTTTAAGAAGAAGTCCGACTACCTCTACAACTTTAGATGTCCGCATTGTGGAGATTCTAAGAAAAATAAGACCAAAGCTAGAGCATATTTTTATCGTGTAAAAAACGATATGTTCTTCAAATGTCACAACTGTGGCACAGGTCAAAATCTAGCAAACTTTTTAAAATTCATAGACCCTAGGTTATATGATGAGTATTTGCTAGAACGCTATAAAGGTTCGGCTCCCTCGACCCCGAAGCCTACCTTTAAACATGACTTCAAGCCAGCGTTTGAAGACAGAACTATATTAGATGATTATAAAAAGATTTCTGATTTGAAAGAAACACATCCTGCCAGAAAATATGTGGCAGACAGAAAAGTACCTGAAAAATATTTTGACAAGTTTTATCTTGTTGATAAGTTTTTTACATTAGTTGAAAAAGTGAAACCAGGTCAATTCAAAGTCAGGAATGACCACCCTCGTTTGGTCATTCCTTTTTTTGACGCTACAGGAAAGTTATTTGCTTTTCAAGGCCGTGCCTTTGGTGATGAACAACCAAAATATGTAACGGTAAAATTAGACGAGAACAAAAGAAAAATTTATGGTTTAGAGAGAGTTAACTTTCAACTTCCAATACACATAGTTGAAGGTCCTATTGACTCACTCTTTGTTGATAACTGTTTAGCAATGGGTGGTGCTGATATGTTTTTTGATAGAGTACCAGCAGAACAAGTAACATATATATTTGATAACGAACCTCGTAATAAAGAGATTGTTAAAAGAATGTATGATGTGATTGAAAAGGATTATAATATAGTAATTTGGCCTACTGAGATGCGACATAAAGACATTAATGATATGATTGTTGCAGGACTTGACAAAACGGAAATTTCTGATATTATAAGTACCAACACTTGCAACAAATTAACTGCCTTGACAAAATTAAATCATTGGAAAAAGATATAAGGGGATAGAATGACAGAAAATATAAATGTAGTAAAAAGAAAAGGCCGAGGCAAAGAACCTCTTAATATTGAAAAGATACACGAAATGGTTGAATATGCAACCGAAGATATTTCAGGTGTTTCTTCTTCACAAGTTGAAATGAATTCAGGCCTACAATTTTATGATGGTATTAGCACAGACGAAATTCAACAGATTCTAATTAAGTCGGCATCCGACCTTATCTCACTAGAAAATCCAAATTATCAATTTGTTGCAGCTAGACTTTTATTGTTTAGTTTAAGAAAACAAGTTATTGGAAAACTTTGGGACCACCCTCATATCTACGACCATGTTAAATCAGGTGTGGACAAAGGTGTCTATGACCCGGAGATTTTAAATTGGTACACGAAGGCCGAATTTGATAGAATGGAAAACTGGATTAACCACGAAAGAGATTATGATTTCACTTACGCTGGTTTAAGACAGGTGATTGACAAATATCTTGTACAAGATAGAAGTAATGGACAAGTTTTTGAAACGCCTCAGTTTATGTATATGTTAATTGCGGCTACTGTTTTCAAAAACTATAAAAACGGAAAGAGAATGACATATGTTAAAAAATATTATGACGCAATTTCAAGGTTTAAAATCAACATTCCTACCCCGGTTATGGCAGGTGTTAGAACACCTATTCGCCAGTATGCTAGTTGTGTGCTTGTTGATGTTGATGATACTCTTCCATCTATTTTCAGTAGTGATATGGCTATTGGCAATTATGTTGCACAAAGGGCTGGAATTGGTATTAACGCAGGTAGGATTAGGGGCATCAATTCCAGAATTAGAGGCGGCGAGGTACAACACACAGGAGTTATACCGTTTCTCAAAAAATTCGAGGCAACAGTTAAGTGCTGTACTCAAAATGGTGTTCGTGGAGGCTCCGCTACGGTTCATTTCCCAATTTGGCATAAAGAAATTGAAGACATTTTGGTCCTCAAAAACAACAAAGGAACGGAAGACAACCGAGTACGGAAATTAGATTATTCAATTCAGTTATCTAAACTGTTTTATGAAAGGTTTATTAATGATGAAGACATTACCTTGTTCAGCCCACACGAAGTGCCAGAATTGTACGAAGCTTGGGGTACTGAAAAGTTTGACGAACTATATGAAATCGCCGAAAGAAAAACAAGTGTTGACAAGAAAAAAATTAATGCACAAGGACTAATCTTTGATATGCTCAAAGAACGAGCTGAAACTGGTCGTATCTATATTATGAATATTGACCATTGTAATACTCATTCTAGTTTTAAAGATAGAGTGTATATGTCAAACTTATGCCAGGAGATTACACTTCCTACTGACCCTATTCAACACATTGACGGTGAAGGTGAAATTGCATTGTGTATTCTATCAGCAATCAATGTTGGTAAAATTAATCATGTAGAAGAACTAGAACCTTTATGTGAACTTGCAGTAAGAAGTTTAGATGAAATTATTGACCATCAAAAATATCCTGTTAGAGCCGCAGAAATATCTACCAAAGCTCGTAGAAGTTTAGGTATTGGGTATATTGGTCTTGCACATTATTTGGCTAAACATAAAGTTAAGTATGCTGACAAAGAAGCATTAAAATTAGTAGATGAGTTAACTGAAGCATTCCAATATTATCTATTGGCAGCTTCTTGTGACCTTGCTGAAGAAAAAGGTCCTTGTGAATATTTTAACAGAACAAAGTATTCTGACGGTATTCTTCCTATAGATACTTACAAAAAAGAAGTAGATGAGTTGGTGAAACCAAATTTCAAATACGATTGGGAGCATCTAAGGAAAGATATTGCAAAACATGGGTTACGACATAGCACACTCACAGCCCAAATGCCGTCTGAAAGCTCTAGTGTGGTTTCCAATGCTACAAACGGCATTGAACCACCTAGGGATTATCTAAGTATTAAGAAGTCTAAAAAGGGTACATTAAAACAAGTTGTACCACAATATCAACAATTAAAGAATTTTTATACTTTATTGTGGGATATGAAGAGCAATGATGGATATATAAATATCGTTGCGGTAATGCAGAAATACTTTGACCAAGCTATTTCTGGCAACTGGTCATATAATCCTGAAAACTATGAAGACAATCAGGTGCCTGTGTCTGTTATGGCACAAGACCTATTGAATACTTACAAGTATGGTTGGAAGACTTCATACTATCAGAACACATATGACGCTAAGAAAGATATTGACGAACCATCACATCCAGTTGGTTGGAAAGATAATGTTGAGGAACAACAAGAAACAATAACTACTGAACCACAAGACGAAGAAGCTTGTGACAGTTGTACAATCTAAGGGAGCGTTATGGCATTTTTATGTGTAAACACGCCTCATATAGATGTGTTTGTCAAAAAAGAATATCTTTATGACCACCAAAAAGGACATGGTGAATTAGTTGAGGGTGTTTGGGTAACGGCAAAGTCTATACAAGGCAGAGCATTGTATTTTGAAACATACTTACCTGAGTATGGTGCTTTATTTGATAAGTTACCAATTTCTGCTTTTGTGTGGAAAAAAGATTTTGAAGGTAATCTACCTTTAACAGAATTGCAATTGTGGGATTGTTTTAGTTACGATATTACACTTTGTGAAAAGGTGATGATGACAGGTAATCAAGTTAAGTATTTGTCGCCATCAAAAAAATGGTATAAAGGTTGGTATATGTTTACAATAGATAACGCCAACTCCACCAACTTAGAAAGAAATGTGTCTTATAGTGAAACGCCTAGTCAACATAAGTCATTTAATATATTAAAGTTAGAGAATGGCCATTTTGCGGCTCAACCTAACAATCGAGTTATCTTTTATGATAAGTCTTATACTCCTAGTGAATTGAAGTTTCCAGATTTCAAAGTGTCCACGGTAGAGTATAGTGTAGAAGGCGAACAAAAGTGGACAGCAGGTGATGATGATAAATTCTTTTATGATATAGAGGAGAGAAAAGAGTAATGGCTAGAAGTGTACTAAACAAGGATAATACGGTTGACTTTACAAAACAACCTATGTTTTTTGGACCTGAAATGCAGGTACAAAGATATGACGATATGAAGTATCCTATTTTTGACAAACTTAACCAACAACAACTTGGTTATTTTTGGAGACCTGAAGAAGTGTCTTTACAAAAAGATAGAAACGATTATCTACAACTAAACGAACAACAGAAGTTTATATTTACATCTAATTTAAAATATCAAACTATGTTAGATAGTGTACAAGGTAGAGGTCCATGTTTGGCCTTTTTACCATTTGTATCTATACCAGAACTTGAAGGCTGTATTGTAACATGGGATTTTATTGAAACAATCCATAGTAGAAGTTATACATACATTATTAAAAACTTGTATTCAGACCCTAGCGAAATATTTGATACTATTATGGGAGATGAAAAAATACAAGAGAGGTCTAAATCAATTACTAAAACTTATGATGATTTAATTGCATCTGGTTATCAATGGTCATTAACACCTGATAAAGTTGATTTAAAAGAACTGAAAAAGAAAATGTATTTGGCAATGTGTACAGTAAACATTTTAGAAGGATTAAGATTCTATGTATCGTTTGCTTGTTCATTTGCATTTGGTGAACTTAAACTTTTAGAAGGTTCAGCAAAGATTATATCTTTTATTGCAAGAGATGAAAGTCAACACCTTGCAATGTCACAAACAGTTATTAATAACTGGAGAAATGGTGACGATAAAGATATGATGCCAATTATGAGAGAGTGTGAGAAAGAAGTATATACAATGTATGATGAAGCTGTACAGGAGGAAAAGCGTTGGGCAACATATCTATTTTCCAAAGGAAGTATGATTGGATTATCAGAAAAACTGTTACACCAATTTGTAGAGTACATGGCGAACCGAAGAATGAAAGCAATCGGCCTAGAACCAAGATACGAACAAAAACAAAATCCGTTACCTTGGGTAGACCATTGGTTAAACAGCAGAAGCCTACAGAACGCACCACAAGAAACAGAAATCGAAAGTTATGTGATTGGTGGTGTTAAACAAGATGTTAAGAAGGACCAATTTAAAAAATTTAAACTATAATGAGTAAAGAGAAACGAACAAAAAACTGTAATTCCTGTGAAACTAAATATACCGTACAATGGGACATTGAAGAACAAGACTTAGAACCTTTAACTTGCCCATTTTGTGGATATGAGGTTGAACAGGAGGAAGATGAAGAAATCTGGACAAACGAAGACAGTAACGAAGACGATAATTGGAATTGATTATAGTTTAACAAGTCCGGCCATTTGTATTAATATAGATGGTGATGCTGGGTTAATGTTTTATTATTTAACCAATAAGAAAAAATGGACTGGTACAATAAGTGAGGATATAGTAGGATATGAACATAAAGAATGGACTGACCCAATTCAAAGATTTAGTTACATTTCAGATTTTGCAATTGACCTTATCGAAGGACTTATTAATCCAATC